CTGACATCAATAAATCTCTCAAACAGTAAGTTGTGCTCTATTGGATCAACTTCTGTGATGCCAAGGCAATAACAAATCAAAGAGCCTGCTGAACTTCCCCTAGCAGGTCCGACCAGCATAATTGTCTTTGCGTACTTTACCATGTCAGCAATTACTAAAAAGTAATCCTCAAAACCTTTATTAGATATCTGCTCTAGCTCATGCTCAAACCTAGCGGTATATTCCTCGCTCGACAAATCAATGTTTCTTTGCTTCGCAGACTCTAAACAGATGTCCTTAAAACTTTTCTTCTTAGGAAAACTAATCATCCTAGCCACTGGCAATGACGCATCACATTGCTCTGCAATCATCTTGATGTTCTCAAACGCTGCGTCTGTCACCCAAGCTTGCGACTTTCTAAGCTCACGTTCGTTCAACAAGTGCATTGGTGCTTGTCGTCTGACTTTATTTGATCCAACCAAAAGCTCATATGCTTGCCTGTTTTCTTCTTTTGGAAAATAGTTATCTGAAGTAGCAACCATCTGGAACTTGGTGTCTCTTTTAAAAGACGCTGGATTTACTTCCACAAACAAAGTTTCTTTCTTCATCGCAGGAAGCAAGCCCCACTCTGGCTTAGAACCAGATAAAATAATAACGTCGTCGCTTATATCGAACAGGTCTTCGTAGGCTAATCGGTTATTTTGTTTGGCACTCTTGCTGACTAACCCATAAATTTCTTCAAGCCCAGAGTTGTTCTTCGCCAAGAAACTCATGTCGTTAACTTCTTGTTTCTTTTGAAAGCTAATGTCAATGACAAAAGGTATCTCAACACCAAAGATAGGTCTCTTGCCTGCATCCTTGCAAGCCTTGGCAAACACCGTATGACCCCAAGTCCCCGTGTCACAAATACCAAGAGTGTCTTCCTCGACACAAGCAATGACATCGCTGACTTTACCAAAAGCTTTTCTAAACGAATACTCAGTTCTGCATTTGAGGTTAATCATCTAAACTAACTCCAATTGAATTTGAGGCAAAAACGAAGAGTCATACCGAACATTGTCCCCTTTAGGGTAAGGATGTTTTTTGTAACAAAGTTTTTTACGCATGTCTTTTTTCTCAGTCCGATTGCCAATAAANTAAAAATATCTATGCTTTCTGGGTCTTTCNANCTTGTAAAGTGCATCTCCGTATTTTNCCATTAATAACTTTTTCTTATTAATTGAGGGTGTCTTATCGTGTCGCCCAACGCTATCTTCAATGGAAGAGTGATGAAGATGTTCTAAGCCTTTTACGGCGTAATCAACAAATTTCTTACTAAGCCCTGTGTAAACCCAGTTAGTCGCTTGGTAAATGTAGCCATGATGATTTTGAGATGTATCGGCATAACTAACCACGGCGCAAGGTGATGGTAAAAGTTTTAATGTGCGTGACACAAAAAAAGATAAAGTGTTGCGTGGCAATCCGTCATTCACAACAAGCCTGTTTAACTCTAAAAATTCTTTTTGATACTCCCCACCAAACGCACCAGCTACAAGAGTTTGGCTCATTGGCTTTGCATAACTACAAACGCCTATTAGTATTGACTCTTCGTCATAAAGCCCAAAAGCATAACTTACGTTGGGCTTTCTTTTTGCNTAATGCTTGTACAAAAACCACTGGCTGCAAAGCTCTGGTTTTATTTGCCTAACAACAAAATTCATTTTAAATCTGAAAGCTCCGCAAACCTTTTGGTCNNACNAANAACAAGTTCTCTTTACAACGTGTTAAGCCAACATACCAAACCCTGTTTTCTTCATCGCCACCCAAAGCCTCAAAAGACTTCCTANCACAATCGGNCAACAACACCACGTTGTCTGCTTCGCCACCCTTCGACTGGTGGATTGTGCTGATGGTTATTCTAGGTGCTGCACCAAAGACTTGATTGTTTCGTAAACAGCTTCTCAGNTATTCTCTTTCGTCTGGTGGGATCAACCGTAACATATCCATCCAGTCAAGCTTGAGCGCATCTTGTGGCAAGCCAAAGCTTTCGATGCCATAGTCAGCAGACTTNTTTAANCGATGGTTGATGTTCAANAACTTCAACAAGTTCTTTGCTTCGTGCATAGAAATACGCTCACCTTTTCTCATGTTCTCCCAAGACTCAATCGCTTTGGTTTCATTGGTCGTTGTCGAACTTTTGCCATTGTAAGTATAAGCGTANCCCTGCTGACGAACGACTTTGACCAGCCGACTTAACAGGTATTTACTACGTGCCATCAATAACCAAGTGCCTTGCTTTGATAAGTCAATTTGATTTTCATCAGCAATATAATCGACCTTGCCTTCCTCGGTCCTTGGTTTGTATGGCTTGTCGTATCTGTTTTTAATCCTGCCTAATACATCAAGCGCAAGTCGATGGACGCTTCTTGGGATTCGATAACTTGTTGATAAGACTTGCTTCTCGTCAGCTTTCATATTTAAAAAGAATGGGAGGTCACTCCCTGCCCATTGGAATATTGACTGGTCATCATCGCCAGCTAAGTAAACTTCCTTCGCATTTTGTGATAGCTCAATCGCTACTTTGAATTGCAAGGTACTCAAGTCCTGAGCCTCGTCAAAGATTGCAACGTCTATGTCAAGCGCACCATGCCATGCTTGGAGCATGTCAGTAAAATCATACAACCCATTCTCAACCTTGTAGGCTTTAAGTGCTGCTGAGTATTGCTTGACCGCGTGAAGCGTTAAATCGTCAGTTGCAGTCATATGATACTGCTCTTCTAACGACCGCATCCCAATACGAGCCAATGCTTCAATCCGAGAACACTTGTCNCCTAAACCTTCGCCAGTGTGAACCCCTAAGTCTTCGTCGTAGATACCCCTGAACTCAACGCCCAGTGCTTTGCCAAATGCTCGGTAATGTTTGTTGGTCATTACCTCATCGCGTTTTATTTTCATNTCNCNAAACGCAAGAGAGTGCAATGTNCTNAAGTATGGGAACATTTCTTCTGGGTAACCAAACTTTTCAATNGCTCGGTTTCGCGCTTCAATNGTTGCTTTGCGAGTAAAACTAAAATACCCGATGCGATGTGGCTCAATACCTTTGTCTATGCAGCTTTCGACGATGTCGATTAGTGTGGTTGTTTTACCAGTCCCCGGCGGTCCAAGCAGCAACTTCACCTTTCTCATTTCTTGTTAACCACCAAATAGAGAAAAGGCTTCTCACAAGTCTTAACCCCTTGGACAATGTCTAAAAAATCAGACCGCTTAAAGTCTGGGTCTGCATCCTCAAACACCCTCATCATCTGATCAAACTGCCAAACGCTAATTTCAAATCTTTCCTCAGCAATCGCTTTCGCTAATTCTTCGTAACTGATCATTTAAAAATCCTCCGTCAAGTTTGTAGGTATCTCAAGGTCTTCGTCCTGAAAATACTCAGGAGCAGGAACTGACCAAACTTTAATTGGCTTGCCCTTGATTCTAAATGTTTTTCGGTCGCCACCCAACGTCCTAAGCCACGACCAAACTTGATGTTGGTTGGTGTACCTAAAACGCCGAGCCTCTAAGTAGATAAACAAGTCTTCGGATCTAAAGTAAACTTTTGCTTCATCGACATCTTGAAATGGCTTACCATTCATGATCTCGTCACGGTGTCTTGCTTGAACTTTACCTGTCAAAAATGCGTCAAGTGCTTTCTCAAACTGACCTTCGGGAGAAGCGTCATCGGGATCAATCACCACCTCCACTGACTGTAACAAGGTATTGATTCTTTGTTCCCAAGCTTGTGCAGGCATTGCGCTCGGGCACTTGTTTAGCTTCTCAACACAAATCTTTTGTAACTGTCGTTGATCTAAAAGTTGTGCAGTGGTTATCTCAATTCGTTCACCTTGTATCTCAATGTACCACCTGACTGAGCTTTTGTTCTCAGTCTCGTATTTTGTGATCGCATCAATCTCAAGACTCGCACCACCACCAAATCCTCCAATGCCAAACTCACGTTTCATGCACTTGGACTTTTCACAATAGTTACAAATCGGTGATTGCTTACAAGTGTAAGCATAGTCTTTTTTAGCAACAGACTTTGCTAACGCATTGACCTCACCACTTGGTAGTGGAGAGTCTAATGACTCGTAGTTGAACTTCATCAAGTCTTCTTGCCAATCATCGGGATTCTTTTTGCGGTAGTATACACCGACGTTAAAAAGCGAAATGTTCCTACCGCCTTCAGGAAAACCAATCGTTGAAATGTGTTGCAAACATGGCGGTCCGTCCTCAAAGGCTGAGTCCAAGTCCACAGTAAAATCTTCTAATTGTTCTGGCGTGACTCGCTTTGACTTAGCAAGATCAACAAACTCGGCAAGGTTTAACTTGTTGCCGTGGTGGATTGCATATCTCTCGGACTTATCACCCGCCCAGTAACACAGGTTAATCCAGTTGCCACGATCCTTATCGTTTGCTCTCGATGTTTGCTTGGGAAATATTTCTACACCACCATAGCCCAGCGACGCTGCAAACTCATTCAGCTTTAGCACCATGTCCCTTGCACCAATTGCAGGTTCGCAGAACAAATACAGATGTGCGCCACCTGACTTACTTCGACACATGACNAGCGGAGTGTCTCTGACTTTTTTCTCCAAAGACTCAAGCGTTTCCGANAGCTTNACCTCGCCACGGATATCAATATCAATCACGCCAAANTTACACTTGTTGTCTTGCTTTAATGGGATGATACCGAGTATGTACTCTCCACCTGACAAATGTTTGTTGAAGTGTTCTTCGGTAGCAGGNTCTGAGATCGTGACGGCACGACCAGAAACTTTACCATCCTGNTCTTCTTTCTGAACTCGAAATTGTCCGTGGGCTAATTCATAGCCCAAAAATAATTCAATAAAATCTTGCACGATATTTCCTTTCTGAAAGATGNCGNGGAACGGAGATCATATAACCCACAACCACTTATGATATCCCCGCCCCCCGACCGTGACTTACATTACGTCTTCGGAAGCTTTAGCAGCACCTTGCTTTATATCCTCCCTCAAAGCTTTTGCTTTCATGTAAATCTCACCACCGTTCGGCAAGTTGGCAACCACTCCACCAGAGTTTGCGTCAAACATTGGAGCAACTTTATAAATGAAACTTGTTCCCTCATCCCACTTTTTAGGTTGAGTCGTCAGGGTATACGCATTCCAAAAACTGGCAGGATTGAATGTCTCACCTTTATTTTTTGGATGTGGAACTCTGAGCCTTGCCATCATCATGTTGAATTGCTTCGATGAAGTTAAGTTAGTCTTGCTCATGCCCAACACCGCAGGATTCGCACCTGCGTCATCGACCAACAGTCCATAATAATTGCCAGTCTCTCGGATCAAGTTGCCGTTATCGCAAGGAAACTCATACGTTTTACCAACGTGCTTACCACCATCCACCACAGATAAATCTGTGCCGTGGTCACGCTCAAATTTCTTGCCGTCGTTTCCATACTCGACCCAAGTTCGTTCATAATACGCAGGAACAAAAGTAATGCCCTTTTCTCCATCGTAGATTGTTTGAGATGCAGACTCTAAAATCTTACCTGCCTCAGCCCCTTCGATGTAATCATCACCGCTTTTTTGTACGGCGTTAGACATCTGTTGTAATAAGTAGACCCGTGGTATTTGAAAACTGTCTGCGGTCATGTTCTCCGCAGCAGTGTCAGCGTCCTCAAGGAACACGCTGTTATCAAAAGCCACAACATCTGTTTTCTCTTTTTTCGCTATATCATTCATATTATTCACCTTATTTAATAATAGTTTTTTTGCCTTCATGTACATTTAGAAGGTCGATTGGTACATATTTCCCATCCGCTAGGCGTTCTTTTACGAAGGCTTCAAGCGTTTTGGGATGTACATTAACAGTTCGTTTTGGATTCAAACCTGAACCTTCAAGCTCTTTACAAAGCTCGTTGACTTCAGAGTCCTGACCCTTCCCGAACTGGATCTCGACAGCGTTCTTAATCAGTGAGTCAGCGTTTGCTTCTCTCAACCAATTTAGAGCGTCGTCTTTTTGTTGGCGTAAAATCCCCTGTCTATCGCCTTTAGCACGTTCAATCGTGCCATCAGCAGGAATATTTGCGCGAACAAAATCTTTCACGATAAGTTGCTTGCCGTCAGATAGATCCCAAGAAATTTGCCCAACACTCGCTAAAGCTTCAGGCAATTCTTGTTCGGACAATATCCGCAGTTCTGCTTTCTTATCTTTCAAATTCTTTTCTAACAAGACAACCTCGGCTTCTAAATCTTGTAACCGATTTGCCATCTCGTTTATTTCATTCAGGTCCGTGACATCTGCATTGGCATCAGCCAGATAATCTATGTTGGAGTTCATGACCGCATCTCCAAAGTACATGGCATGTACCAACCTTTACGTCGGTCACGATGCGTATCAAAGTTTCTCTCCCATCGCAAGATACTTACTTTAGGGGAAACTTGTGACGCTGCCATGCAAGCAATCATCACTGCGGTTGGATCTCCACCGCCTGCCCACAGCAAATAGTCATCTTCACTGAAGTCTTTTAATATCTTCTTTGCTTTGTGAATTGCGGGAGCTGGTGAAAACTGTGGTTGCTCGGACGGCTCAAAGATAATCTCAAGCTCACCATACTTGGCAGCATCAGACAGATCTGGAGTCCAACCAAATTTATTTTGTGTCGGTCGTTGTACGACGTAAACGGTAGCCATTTTATTTTTCCTTTCTAACTTTCTTGAGGTCGAACTAAAAATTATGCGCCTCGTTCTTCAAACTGTCAACAAAAAAATTGTTCTGTTTCCTCGTTATCAAATGCACTGGATGCAAGCGCGATACTAATGACCGCTAACATTGCCTCCGTCGTTGGTGCTTCATCACGCAAGTCTCGCAAGACAACGGCAAGTACCCCAGCGTAGATTGCGCCTTTACTTACGTCATCGTTTTCAAATAGCGCATCAAGCATTGTCTCGGTTGCTTCTTTCGCAGCTTGTAATTCAAAATCCATTTGATTAATCATAAGCTTTTATTATAAAGGAATATTTAAAAGAAAAAAAATAAATTTTCAAATCTCGCAAAGTTCGGTTTCGCGGTTACAAACACAAAAAAATAATTAAAAAAGAATGGGTTATGAATGTTACCGTTTGCCAATTCTAGCGGTAACCGTTACCAAAGTTTGGTAACATTAGGTTACTTTTGTTTGAGAAACGTTGTAAGTTATTGATAATAAAGGTAAACAAAAGAGTTGCATCTTTCTGTGAGATAGGTATAATTAATGGTGTTGAAGATATTCATTAACTGAGAAAGGAAAGTAAAATGGAAAACGTAGTCAAAAAATACGCGGTAAAACTTGAAGAAGAAATTGTCAATCAAGAAGACCCTGATTATTTGCATGGTGCAACTAATTACAAAGGTTATGATTGGTTGGACACCAAGGTCATATCAACAGGTTCTGAGTTCGACACCAAGGAAGATGCAATTGCTTTCGCAAAAGATTGCATGAGCAAGGTGAAGGAAGAAGACCGACGTAACTATGAGATTGAAGAAATCAATTATGGTTATGCAAATTACCACGGATACACCGACGTTAATCCGTTTGAAATAGTAAGAATTGTTTCAGACAAGACTATTGAGATTAAAGCAATGGACGCAAAGCCACTGCCTTGGAAGCGTGACTTTCATGCTGGTGGGTTCTTCGGTCACACTTCTAATCAGAGAGATCAAAAGTGGGAGATCACTAGCATCGAAGAAGCAACTCCTTTTAGGATTCGCAAAAGCAAATACGGTCAATGGAAATCTGCTGATGGTAGTCGTTTCGGTTTAGCTGAAAAGCCTAGAAAGTTCTACGACTACAACTTCTAACCTAGTATACTAAACGGGGGCGCAAGCCCCCTCAATTAAGAAAGGAAAGTAATATGAAATTTGAAAAAGTTGATTGGGATCAATTCACAAACACCCAGTTCAGAGGAAAGGTAAAAGCTCGTTACGATAAGTTGCGAGAACTTTTTGGAGACCCAAAGGTTGGGACTTTGTGTGACTATGGCACTCAGGCTGAGTGGTGTCTGTTTTTAGGAGATGATGAAGAACCTGTTCACATCTACGATTGGTACAGTGCGAGTAGCCCACCATGCAACTACGAGTGGCATATCGGGGGATGCAGTTACAAGGCATTGGATCTGGTGAAAGAAGCGTTGGAGGACAACCATGTATAAGCAACTCAAAGCGTGGCTGATTAGCTGCATCGAAGAACACCGTCTTGCTATGAAGAAAGAGAGAGAGAAAGCTAGGACTAGGAAATACTACCATGCGAATAAGGAGAAGTTTAAAAAGCGCACGAGTAAGTATTACCAAGACAATAAAGAAAAGTTTAAGGCTCGGAATAGACTTTACTACTTAGCGAACAGGGAGAAGCTTTTGGAGTATTCAAAAGAATATTACCTAAAGAACAAGCATCGTAAGAAAGGGGAGAAGTAACTTATAGTCTTGTGCAAGTTTGAAATGCGTGGCAAAATTCAATCATGCCAAGAAAAAAACGACAAGGAAGACCTCCGTTTGAGATAAACGATAAAGTTTGTCGGCAGGCTGAGGAGTACGCAGCACAAGGGTTAACGGCTGAACAGATAGCGTTAGCACTAGGGATTGGGGAGTCTACTTTGTATGAGAAGCAAGCAGACTTCCCAGAGTTTGCGGAGGCAATAAAAAGAGGCAGAGGTCATGGGATTGTTTCAGTAACTAATGCCTTGTACCAAAAGGCAGTGGTTGATAAAGATAACACGGCTATGATCTTCTATCTCAAGAACCGAGCAGGTTGGGTTGATAAACAAGAGACTACAACCACGGTAGAACAACGACACATCATCGATTTGTCTAGGATAACAGATGAGCAACTCTCACAACTTGAGTCAGTATTTGAACAATCTGTCATTGCCCCAAATCAGAGCCGAAAAAATGCGGAGGTCATTGAAGGAGTTCACCATGAACTCTTGGCAAACGATTGAGGCAGGACGGCAGTTTCACGATAACTGGCACATAGACGCAGTATCAGAACATCTTCAGGCGGTTGTCGAAGGTGACATCAAGCGATTGATCATTAACGTACCACCTCGGCACATGAAGTCTATTTCTGTGGCGGTAGCGTTGCCTGCTTGGACTTGGACCATACAACCTGATAAGCGGTTCTTGTTTGCAAGTTACGCAAGCTCGCTTTCCATCAGGGATTCTGTGAAGTGCAGAAGGTTGATTGATTCCAATTGGTACAAACAACACTTTGGGAATTGCTTTGAGTTAACTGGCGACCAGAACCAAAAGCAACGGTTTGAGAACAACAAGACAGGCTACAGGATAGCGACCTCGGTTGATGGTGCATTGACTGGTGAAGGTGGTGACATCATTGTGATTGACGACCCGCACAACGTGAGGGAAGCCGAAAGCTCAACGGTTAGAGAAGGTGTCTTGGAATGGTGGGATCAAGCGATGCAGACTCGGCTCAACGACCCAAAGACTGGTGCTTTTATTATTATCATGCAACGAGTGCATGAACAGGACCTGACGGGACACATACTGGCGAACGACACAGGGTGGGATCATCTCTGCCTTCCAGCAAGATATGAGCCAGAACATCCAACACCAAGCCAATCTTCCCTTGGGTTTGTAGATCCAAGGACCGAGGATGGCGAACTGTTGTGGTCCAGTCGTATTGATGAGAAAACCTTGTCACAACTGGAAACAAGCCTTGGGACATACGCTTCAGCAGGGCAACTGCAACAAAGACCTATGCCAAAAGGAGGCACGATTCTCAAGAGCAAGTGGTGGCAAGAGTGGGATTCGGACCATCTTCCTGAGATTGAATACGTTTTACAAAGTTATGACACCGCATTCTCAACTAAAGAAAAGAGCAGCTATTCTGCCAGAACAACTTGGGGCGTGTTCAAGAAGCATGGTCAGATAAACGCTATCGTGCTAGAGATGTGGTACGACAGGGTTAATTACCCAGAACTCAGACGTTTGGCGCAGGACTCTTACGACGAGTATCAACCTGACGCAGTGTTAATAGAAAAGAAAGCAAGCGGTCAATCGTTATTGCAAGATTTGCGTATGGCAGGAATCCCAGTTTTAGAGTATTCACCTGACCGAGACAAAGAAGCTCGCGCTCATGCTTCCAGTGCTTTATTGGAAGACGGACGGATCTGGTATCCCGCAGACAAACGGTGGGCTAAGGATCTGATTTCTATTTGCGCTGCTTTCCCTACAGGCGATAATGACGATATAGTGGACACCTGCACCCAAGCTTGGTTAAGATTACGCAAAGGCTGGTTCATTACACACAGCGAAGATTACGATGAGGATGATGAGCCTCGTCCACAAAAGGTAGCAATGTATGGCTGAAGTCGAAGAAAATGTCGTCCCATTTGCAGACGGAAGACCTGCTGATGGTCTTCAGGTAGAACCATTTGGAGACTCAGAAGTTTTAATTGGCGACCCAGAACTTGATGTAATGGATGAGCCAACCTCGGATTTTGACGATAACCTAGCTGAAGTTATTGACGAGAAAGAGCTTTTGCAAAAAGCCAACTCTTTAATCACATCGTATGAAACCGATGAATCGGCAAGAAGTGAGTGGCGCACCAGATACGAAGACGGACTCAAGACCTTAGATCCTGATGGTGGGCTTGAAGAATCTGATGATGCAAGAGCATCCAGAGGTCTATCGACTGTTGTACATCCCTTGATAGCAGAAGCTGCGACTCAATTTAACGCTCGCGCAATCACAGAACTTTATCCCAGTGGCGGTCCAGTCAAGACAACGGTTGTTGGTGACGCTTCCGAAGAAGTCGAAGAACAAGCACGAAGAGTCCGAGAGTTTATGAATTATCAGCTTACGCAGGAAATGCCTGAGTATTTTGCTGATTTAGACCAGATGCTATTTCAACTTCCTTTAGTTGGTCATGCGTTTAAGAAGCTGTACTGGGATGTCAATCTAGGCAGACAAGTCTCTATGTTTGTAAAAGCAGAGGACTTTTGCGTAGCTCCAGAATCAAAAGACTTGCAGACATCGCTAAGATACACGCACGTTATTCGATTACCGAAGAACGATTACAATCGATATGTTGAAGCAGGGTATTACTTACCTGTGCCAACTTACACAGACGTTACCGACCCATCAGGCACTGTGACTCAAGAAATTGAGGGCGTTGACGAATACAACAATGACGATGACGTTTTAACTTTGCTAGAGATGCACGTTTACGAAACCTTTAACGGCGTTGATGGTATGGGCGACGAAGACAATCTTTCAGAGGTTGTTGCTTTACCTTACGTTGTAACTATTGAGATGGGTTCTCAACGAGTGGTTTCTGTTCGACGCAACTGGGATGAGGATGACGAAGACAAGAGAAGGCGCAATTGGTTTGTGTCGTATCGCTTTTTACCAAGCGTAGGTTTTTATGGCTTTGGTCTTTACCATATGATTGGTGGGCTAGGCAAAGCAGCGACGGGTGCATTGAGAGCATTACTTGATTCTGCTGCTTTTGCAAACATGCAAGGCGGGTTCAAGCTTAAAGGTCGTGTTTCTGGCGGTGAGATGGACATCAACCCCGGCGAGTTTGTGGACCTAGACGCTACGGTTGACGATGTAAACAAGGCGATTATGCCACTTCCATTCAAAGAACCCAGTGGCGCATTGTTTAACTTATTGGGTTTGATTGTTGATGCAGGACAACGGTTTGCATCTACCGCAGATTTAAATGTTGGGGACGCAAACCCTAACGCACCAGTTGGCTCAACAGTTGCCTTGATTGAACAAGGAAGCAAAGCGTTTAGTGCAATTCACAAAAGATTGCACAACTCACAAGGGCATGAGTTCAAGTTATTAGCAAAACTCAATTCAGAAAACTTGCCAGAACAGTTTGAATTTTCAACAAACAGTGGCTCAGAGATCATTTACGCAAGAGATTTTGATGACCGAATTGATGTTATTCCAGTCTCTGACCCGAATATCTTTAGCGCAACCCAGCGTATTGCTCAAGCTCAAGCGGTTCTTGAGATGGCACGTTCTGCTCCAGAGTTGCACGATATTTACGAAGCGTACAAACGAATGTACGAAGCGGTCCGTATCCCAAACATTGATGAGGTTTTAAAAAAGCCAGAAGAAGCAGCAAGGCTAGACCCAATCGACGAAAACATGGCGGTTCTGTATGGAAAACCAATCAAAGCGTTCCCAGAGCAAGACCATGAATCGCATATTGCAGTTCACATTCAGTTCTTGCAAGACCCATCTTTAGGTGGCAATCCTCAGATAAACAAAGCAATCATGCCAATTATGATGGCACATATCGCAGAACACATTGCGTTACTGTATCGGACTCGGATGCAAGCAGGAATCAACATGGAACTTCCAAACTTGCCAAATCTCAGAGATCCCAAGTTCCGCTTTGAGGACATTGACCCAGAGCTTGATATGCAGATCAGTCAAAGGGCAGCGCAAGTGGTACAACAAGCACCACAGATGAAGCCAATCCCTGCGATGAACATGCAACAAAATCAACAACAGAATCCATTGCAATACGCACAACAACTTGCACAACTAGAAGCTCAGTCTTTGCAAGCTAGGACTCAATCACAGATTAACGCGGATCAAGCTAAAGCACAGAACAACATTCAGATTAAGCAAGCCGAAGCACAACAAGATATGCAGATTGAAGCTGCGAAAGCTAACGCAGAGTTGCAAGCTAAGATTGCGAAGTTACAAGCCGAATTGCAAATTGAAAGAGAAAAGAACCAAGCTAAAATTCAAATGGAGCAACAACAAAACCAAGCTGAACTCCAGATGGAACAACAGAAAAGCCAAATGGAGGCGATGAAAGATGAATGAGCGAGACATGATAATGGGCGGATTACCAGACATTGACAAATCAATGAGAGAATCAGAAAGAAGACAACTTCAAGGACTAAGAAGAGAAGCAGAAAGAAAACAATTTGAAGGACTAAGAGAATCCGAAAGAAGACAACTTCTTCCAGACATTGACAAACCAATGAGAGAATCCGAAAGAAGACAATTTGAAACTCCAAACATTGACGGAACAATGTCACTTAGCTCTATAGACCCAGAGGAACTTAGAAGAATCGATCCTGACCGTCCTTTTATTAAGAACTATGACAGGTTAGAAAACCTTGTTGAAGTGGCAGGGATTCCTCTTGATATTGCTTTGCAGTTAAACGACGCTATGCCAGAAGACATAGATGATTTTAGCGAAGAGTACGACAACTTCATAAATATGTTTTTAGAAGCATCAATGGAGAGAGCAGATTAACTTACCTCCAATAAACCCAGCAGCTTTTTCGGGTGGTATACCAACGCAGCCAATGCCAATGCCAATGCCTGCACCCCAACCAAGACCCATGCCACCTAGAAAAAGCAACCCGAATCAAGTTGCAGCGAATTACTTGCTACAGAAAATTGCTGATATTAGAAGGCGCACAACAGGAGAAGTTGGCGCATTAACCAGTATGAACTTAGGAGCTTACAATGGCTGAAATTAACGTAGAAAACATTGAAGATTTAAACGCTTTGTTTGAAGAAAAGATGGGATTTCCTGCTGATGCAGAAGGTCTTGAGATGACCGAGGAACAGTTAGTTAACTTTATGTTGCTTTGCCATCAGGCAGAATATGGCATGATGGATGACGATTCTGAAGAAGAGTATGAAGAAATGGATGACGATGGCATGAAAGTTAAAGTCATTAAGCTCCATGGTGGCGATGTTGGTTCTATGATGGACGAACTACTAGGACACAGTTCTTCGAGAATGATGGGAAAGTAGATTGCCCGTCGTCAAAGTAAAAGGCGGTTATCGTTGGGGTAAATCTGGGAAGGTCTATAAACGACGCTCAGATGCCGAGCGACAAGGCAAAGCAATACAAGCTTCTAAAAGCAAAAGGAAAAAATGATGGCGAACAAATCAGTCGAAGCACCCAAAGGTTTTCATTGGATGAAGTCAGGCAAAGGCTATAAGTTAATGAAAAACCCTTCTGGTGGGTATAAAGCGCATAAAGGCGCAAGCAAGAAAGCGTCTTTTCCAGTACAAACTGTCCATAAAAAATAATGGCTACCTACAAAGGGAAGTCAGTCAAGCTCAACAGCCCAAGACGAATCGCAAAAGGCGAGACTAGTCATGGCAAAAAGAAATCTGTTGTTTATGTTATGGATGGTGACCGAGTAAAAAGAGTGACATTCGGCGATCCAAACATGAAGATAAAAAAGAATCAAAAGGGGCGACGAAAGAATTTTAGGGCAAGACATAATTGCGACACCCCCGGTCCTAAAACCAAAGCAAGATATTGGTCTTGCAAAGCGTGGTAACAAATGGCGAAAGCAGCAGTAAAAAAAGTAGCAGCAGCAGAGATACGAGCAGCAAAAAGTTTTCTTGAAAGACGCAAGATATCAAGTAGCGAGTTAAGTCCTAGAAAGTTTGCAAAAGCAGCAAAAGATTTAGATAAAAGTTTTGATGAGGTGCTTCGGTTGCTTGCAATGGAGCTTTCTGGTGGGCAAGTTTAAATGTTGACTGCAGGAGATTTTGGTTATCTAGGCGGTTTGACTGGTGCTGGTAAGGCAGCAGAGCTTTTTGGTTCTGGGCAACTAACAGGCGACATGGCTTCTGGTTACGAAAGAGGCTCAGGAATTAGGACTAGGTTAAACGAAACCGATTACGGTGCTTTATCTAATTATAATTTTGCAGCAAAACGCGCAGGATATCTTGGTGAAGATTTTGAATACAACGCAGATTATGACGATTTATCTACTAATCTCATGTATCACAAAGATTACGTGCCAGATTCTGATGAGTTAAAGAACGCGAAAAACTCGTTAAGGTCAGCAGGTTTCGCAGACATTCCTTTGTTTGAGCCTTCTTCATGGGCGCAAGCAGGGGTTCAGTTTATTAGACCCAATCAATTTAATGCTAAGAATTTACCCTATAGTATTTAAGGCGCAGGCGCAGCCAACGTCGGAGCAAGAGAAGAAAATGTATACGACAAATTAAGAAGCCTTTACAGCGAATGGGGACAGTACGAGTCTTCTGGTTTTGAGGGTGGCAACAAGATGGGTGGTAATAAGTCCAATTGGGGCGCACTTAAATCTTTTGCATCAGGTGACCGACCAGAGTTTTCAAATGCAATTAACTCAGAATACGGATCAAACGAAGCACTGAAACGATATTTAGAAACAGGGGAAATAACCTCTGATTTAAATCCAACTTATGCACTTCAAGCTTACGATTACGCTGTAAGAGAAACTGCTAGGCAACAACAAACAAAATCAGAAGGGTTTTTCTCAAGTTTTTTAAAAGGAAACATTGGTGCAATTGTTGGTGGCACGTTAGGTTTTTTGGTTGGCGGTCCACCGGGTGCAGCACTTGGCGCAGGTGCAGGCGCAACTGCTCAAGGAATTGAAGCAGGGGATTCTTTTTTTAATATTGCATTAAGCGCAGCAGGGAGTTACTTCGCAGCAGGAAGCATTGCCAACGGTTGGACAAATGCGTTTAAGGAGATGACAGTAGAGCAAGCCCAAGCAGCAGGATTGACGGGCGCATCAGGGGTTGGCGCAGCAGGAACTGGAGGAACGCTTGCAGCAAGCCAAGCAGCACTTGGCGTTGGGACAACAAACACTGTTATCAACGCAGGATTATCCGCAGAAGCTTATGCAAACGCAGCAAACATAATAAGAGCTGGAGGTTCGTTAACGGGAATCAATCCAACGGTTTTAAAAGGCTTGCTAAACAACACAGCTTTTATGAACTCTTTAAGCCAACCAATTTTTGCATCAACAAATTTAAAAGCAGCCGAGTTATTAACAGAAGCAGCTACAACAACTGGAAGCAAAGTGGTCGACGCTGCAATACAAGTCCTTGATACCACAGGAAAATACACAGGAACTGTCAACGCAGAAGGATTGGCAACTACGGGGGCAGCCACGGCAGACGCGGTAACAAAAACCATTGAAGCAAAAGAACAAGCAGAAGAAGCAGAAGTAAGGGCAGAAGAATTTGGAGAGTCTTTTGAAACCGTTTATGAAGACGCATATTCAGATGACGTTGCTTCTGAAGGCACTGTCGGTGGATTAGGCTCTGCTATGCCAGCGTCTTCTCGATATGGTCGCCGATTTACAAGAAGGTTTGTGTAGCAATGACCGAAATAACCCCAGAAGTAAAACCTGAAGAACCTGTTAAAAAGAAGGTTGAGTTGGAACTAGAGGTCACGCCTAATAACATAGGGGTCAACCCATTTCAAAAGTGGGTGCATTTAGCCAAGACGGTAGACGCTTGGCGCATATTCCCAAGGATTTTTGTCACGGTTTACATTGTATTGCTTTACGACGTAGTCACTTGGTTTATGGAATTAAAAGAACCAAACCTAGAACAAGCAGGATTGGTCAGCATTGTTGTTGGCGCGATGGCAGCGGTGTTTGGTATTTACGCAGGAACGAACAAACAAAGTAAAGCCTTTAAAGGCGGTGACTGATGGGCGAAGCGTTTGCTCTGATTGCAGAGGTCGGTTTTCCGATAGCGATGTCGCTTATCGGTGGTTTCTTTATATTCCTAACAATCAAATACATCCTTGAGTCTGTGGTTGGTCAGGTGCAAAGCATCCATTTGATTGTACAAAATTTAGACAATAGAGTTAAAACCATGAACCATGATATGGTTCGCATGGATTGTACAATGTGTAGCGTGTTAGGCATACGCCCAGACTTAGAAAGAATATCAAGAGCCGATGGGAAAGAAGACGCAAGGCGCGACTGATGAATATTGCTCAAGTAATTAGCGAATACGGCTTTCCCGTTGTAGCCACGGTTGGTCTGCTATACATGATTTACTTTATATGGGGTTATATCACCAAAGAAATTAAGTTAAAACTTGGTGAAACCACAACTACTTTGATAGGCTTAATAGACCGCATTCGTATGTTGGATAACGATATCATACGGTTACAGCAAAAACTTGATACGGTGATTGAAATACGTGAGATCCAAGATAAAAAAGATACTAAAGGCAGCAACTAGTATTGTAGGACATGTTGTTGTTATTTTTTGTGTGGCTTTGGTTTGCTGTATCTTATTATTGTTTTCTCCATTAAACACTGCGTCTGCGGAAATGCTGCACAAATTTAAAAGTCCCAGCTTTTCAGGCAATGGTATGTCTGCTCACTATCTGACTATCGAAAACCAAGAACACAGTCGCGAAAATACTATTAAAGAAGAAAAGCTTGCTTTAGTTGAAGAAGCAGAGCGCGAGGTCAATAATAG